TTGATCCTGAGTTTTGAATAATAGCTAACGCATAGAATCCACCATTGACTAGGTTTGTAGGTGCGCCCATTGTTCTATTGCTAGAAACAAAAGTAAATGTTGCTACTTGACCAGTTGAAGTATCCCAAGCGATTGTTGCGGCATCTGTAAGGGTAATGTTTGGTGAATATCCAGTTCCAACAACTGTTAATTTTGCGCCTGGTGAACTAGAACCAATACCTACATTACCACTAGAAGTAGCAAAATTAGAACCAGCAGAACTTGCAAAACTGGTAGAACTTAAAGTTCCAGTAGAAGGATTAAATTGGAGTTTAGTAGAGGATACATTTTGACCAACAATAGAACCACTTGTAGCACTTGTAAACGCTAAATAACGAGTTGCATTAGTAGTTGTATCGTCTGTAATTGTGATTCCGCTTGCTGGTAAAGTCTGCCAGGTTGGGGCAGAAGCACCATTAGAAGTTAATACATATCCGCTAGTTCCAGTAGAACCAGCCAATGAAATAGTGTTGTTTACTCTTAAATCGGTAAATGTGCCAGCTAATGGTATTGTTCCACCAATAATTGTATTGTCAATAGTTCCGGCATTTATATCCGCAGTATCAGCAATTAAACTGTCAATATTGGCCGTTCCAGTAATGTATAAATCACGCCATTCGTGGCCTGTTCTGCCTAAATCGTAAGTATTGTCTGTTGCTGGGGTAAATTCTGTATTTATACGGGCAGTAAAAGCAACTGTGTCTGTATTACTGCTTCCTAAAGTTGTATTGTCATTTACTGTTAAAGTTGAAAATGTTCCGGTATTTGGCGTTGTGCTTCCAATGGCTGGGGGTGCAGATAAATCCAACGTGCCGCCCAGGGTAAGGTTTCCGCTTGAAGTGACTGTACCGCTTAAACTAATTCCTGAAACGGTTCCCGTGCCGCCTACTGACGTTACAGTACCGGTTGTTGGGGTTGCCCAAGATGGAACGCCTGAAGCCAAAGTAAGAACCTGGCCGTTAGTACCGGCGGCTAAAAATATAGTTGTATTTAAAGCAGATTGATAAGGCAATGATCCGGCAGAACCACCAGCAAGGTTAGTAGCAGTAGTTGCAGTTGCCGCATTACCAGTTGTGCTTTGGTTAAGGGTTGGAAATGTGCAGTTTGTTAATGTGCCGCTTGATGGGGTACCTAATGCACCGCCATTGACTACAAAAGCACCGGCAGAACCGGTATTGACTGCCAAGGCAGTTGCTACACCAGTTCCAAACCCAGTAATTGATCCTATTGCTGGGGTTACAGTTGTATTACCAGCCAAGGTAAGTTGACCTTGGGCATTTACAGTAAATGTGCCTACTTGGGTTGCAGAACCATAAGCGGCCGCAGTTACGGCAGTATTGGTAATACTAAATTGGGTGCCAATAAGTGTTAATCCAGTTCCAGCGGTGTAGCTTGATGCTACGCTAAAGTTGGACCAATTCATTGCAGTTACGCCAAGAGTACCGCCTGGTTGTGCCGTGCAAAACCATGCAGTTCCACTTAATGATCCGGATGTAATAAAGATAATGGCACTAATATATTCATTCCAGGTATCGCCACCTACCGAATACGTCCAAGCAGTAGCAGAAGCAACATAAATACCATTTTCTGCGGTGTTTGTTTGGTTTTTTACTAAAACGGTATCACCGGCAATAACAGTTACACCGTTAATAGTTTGTAAGCCTGACAACGTAATGTTGGCAGAAGTTGCGGTAAGTGCCGGGGCTTTCCAACTTAATCCAGCGGCATAATAATCAACATATTGTTTGTTAACAATATCAGTTGGACCGCTTGCGGCAGTAGTTATTGTGCCGGTTGTGGTTGCAATATTTGTAAATACGCCCGTTGATGGCGTTACGGCACCAATAGTTGTGCTATTTATCGTACTGTTTGTAATGTTAAGGCCGGATTGACTAGGGTTAGCAGTTGCATAAAATGCAACGCCTTGGCCAACAAAAGTATTAAATGACCCATCTAAATTGAAGTAGGCTTGAACTGGTAATAAATTCTGTACCGCAGAATTAGATGGGCTGGTCATACTTTTCCTTAAAAACTAATAGCTTACGGGCGTTACATATAGCGTTCCGGACGTGCCAATAGTAGTAATTGAAAATACTGGTGGAACGGCAATGACCATTGGGGCTTGCATAGAAATACCTAAAACTACTGTGTTTGTTGGCGTTCCGGTGGGCACTACGGCCGCACTAGCAGTACCTACACCACCTACTACCGGAAAAATATTAATTGTCACAATAGTAGAAGCAGTATTTAAAAAAGCACAATAGTCCATTTCATTATTGCCTGAAGCACTAATAGTAACCGCAGTTGAAGAAGAACCTGAAACTGTAATTCCAGTTGTAGGACCAATTGGACGTATAGCGTTTAATTGATTCATGATTAGACCGCAGTTGTAGGTAGTGGGCCTTCAATACGCACAATATCAATGTAATAAGAACCAGCCGTTGGTGTTAAAGAACCAGCGGTGCAGTTACCAAATTGAACGCTTAATGTATTAGTAGCTGAAACACGGGCATCAGCAATAAATACACCAGCGGTTTGTGCGGCGGCGCATGATACGGCAGTTACATGGTCAGTTGTTTCTAATCCAGCAATAGTAAAAGTTTGTGCGGCAGTAATGTTTGCGGCAACTGCGGCTGGGGTAATGGATGGTTGAATGTAGAAAGTGCTAAGTGCATTTCCACGTGCAAGAGTGGTTGATGGCATGATGTTTCCTTTAAGTGAGGATAATTAATTATATGCTTAAAAAACAAAAAAACCACCCTTTATAGGGGTGGCTTTCTTCACTATTTCCTAATCCCTATTAAGGTAGGAATGATAAGTCGTAACCATAAACATAAACGTCCATAGTGGCGGCCGCACCTTGTGCAGTACCAACGTTTACATACAGATTTTGACCAGTTTGTAATGCAGTTGAAGCAACAGTACGTTGGCTAACAACAGTTGAAGCAGTCATTGCTGACAATGCGGCGTTTGCTACGATTCCTGTACCACCAGCAGATGGTGCAGTAAACAAGCCAGCGGCGGCGGTTGTCAAACTAATTGATGCGTTTGTAAAAATAACGTTTGATACACCATACGAATTAGTGTTATTAACTGGTAACACGGTATCGCCTGTTGCGTTAACGTTTACGCCCTGGAAAGAAGCTAATAGGCGAATAGCCTGGTTACTAGCTAGATTTGAGGGGTGATTAGCAACTGTGGTTGCTGGTCCTGGATTTGCCATGATATTTATTCCTTAAATTAATTGGGTTGTTAAGATGCAATACGGCAAGCAAGTTCAGGGTACAAAGGTGCCCAGCCATATAAAACGTCCAAACGTGTTGGAATACTATCGTTATTAATGGTGTATTGACGAACCACACGGATTGACAAACCAAGTTCCTTATCACTTGCACGGCCGGCAAAATGAACGCCTTCAGGCAATTCTAAGTCAGCACAAGCTAGTGTAAATGCGTTGCGATGCATCAAAATGTTTTGTGGTGAAACTACGCCAGTATTATTGAACGGAGTAACAGTTTGTGAACCACTTGATGTAACGCTTACGTTTTGGAACTGACCAGCAGTAATAACGGCTGGAACAACGGTTACAGTTGCAGTACCGCCGGAACCAATTGCAGTTGTAGATTGAACTACGAAATTACGCAATTTGCCATAAGACTGACGGTTTTGTGGGTTAACTGCAAATACACCAGCAATAGTGAATGTATCACCTTGGTTTAGTGTAGAAGCCGCAGAAGCCGATCCAATAGTAATGTTGCTTGAATAAGCCCAGCCACTTGTCAAGAAACCAGTTGCAGTTGTTACGTTGCATGACAATGTTGCGGAAGAATAAGAACCGAACGTTTGTGATACCACGTTTTGATCCATATACCAGTTCATGCCACCGGAATCACGGCCCATTAAACCTTTTGTGTATTGGCTTGAAATGGATTCAGTTGGAACAAACAAACCTTTTAAGCTATCAACAATGGTTGAAGAAGTAAATGGCTCGATTGTGCATGAACGGCGGCCATCACGTGGTGCGCCTTCAGAATCAAGATAAGCCGCCGCAGTTAGGTAAGTAATCAAACCAGTTGGGGCAGTACCAGCAGTACCAACAATGTTTGCGGTATTGTTTTTAGCAACAACTAAACCATCACGGTCCATCTTATTTGCAACTGTTGCAATTGCTGGCTTCAAAATACGATCACTAAACATATCCAGGCTTAATGCCAAGTCTTGTGTTGTGAATTGTGTTGAAACCTGGAACTGTGTTGACAATGTAACTGGTACTGAAGTTTCGTTGAAATCTTCAACAACTAATGTAGGACCTACTGCACCGATAAAACGGCCAGGACGGCGTACATTGACTGTTTGACCAATCTTTGCGCCTACTACTGCAAACTGGTCATCGTAATTACGGTCAACTTGACCAGTAAATGTTAGTTCGTTTTCAAGGACCATCAACGCTTCGTTGGTGATCTTGCTAATGGTTAGTAAATTATTACTCATGATAATTCCTTAAAAATTAAATTAGGTTTAACCTTATCTAATCTTCCCAACTTGTCTAGCGGCTTTCCATTGCTGATATGACATATCGTTACCATCCATACCTACATCTGCAATGCCACTTGTTGACCTTAAAGGACGAATAGGTTCAGGTGCTTTAGACTTCGCCGCAACAGTTTTCTTTCCCGCAACTGGGGCTTCAGTTTTTTCAAACT